CTTGAGTATTTCTATCGGTAACTTTTTCTTCAGGTCTTCCTAAAGGAACTTTTTCATCGTAGCCATCAGGCACACTATTTGCTTCGTATCTACCTTTACCGTATAAAGAAGCTAAATCGTGAGGTGTACCATATGACTTACCTGTTACAAGAGGATCATTTCCTTCAGCTTCAACTTGATTCATACGGAACTTGCGTTTTTGGTCTTCCATCAACAAATCTCTGTATTCGTCGTATTGGTCTTCACTGAAATGGAAAATATTTTCGTAGATCCAATCTGTTGGAACAATTTTATTGTCCATCATTGCAGTTGCTAAATTAACTTTTTCAGTTAATAATGCAATTTTTTCTTGATCGTAAATAATAGAAGGAGTAGTTAAATCTAATTCGAAGTTAGTTAACTGTTCTCCATCGTATCCTTGAGTATATAAATGAATTAAAGCAATTTTATACAGCTCAGATAAAATAATTTTCTGGATGCGTTCAATTGTGCGAGCAAATCTGATATCTTCAGCAGCCAATGTAGCTTTACCTGTAAGATCTTTCTCGTAGCCCATAAATGCTTTGGGCACCTTAAGGGCAGCAAACAATTTGTCGCGTAAATAAGCTACGTCTTCGATACCGTTATAATCTAAACCTTTTGTAGTATCGATTTTAGTAGTTTGGTCATTACCTCTAACTGGGATAAAGAAGTCTTCTAAGAGGTTTTGCATATTATATTTTAGGTTATACTCACCTGTTTGTTCATCAACTAATGGAGTTTTCTTCATATTGTTGATGGTTTTCTGCATAAATGCATCTACCTCATTTGGTGGAATATTTCCTACATTAATATAGAAAACACGTTTTTCTGGAGCGCGCGCAATTCTATGAATTAGCATAGCATCTTCCATTAAAACGTATTGTTTATATAATCTACGAGCAGGTTCCAAATACGAACGACCATAAGGAAGATAATTTACATCTGTAATTAAACGGAAGTGTGCTATCTCATAGTTATCAAAAATAATTTCGTTTGATGTTGTATTTAATTCGTTTGGTGTAGCATAATATCCTGAACCACCAGTAAAGTACCCATCTGGGTTGTAAACAAATTCTACTTTAGCTGGGTTTTTAGGGTCAAAATTTTCTTTTCTTTGAATGTGATATGCTGTATAAGGGATCACATTGTAAACACCAAATTTTTCAGCAATTTCTAATTTTAGGAAGAAATCACCATACTTACACATTTGTCTAATCCAAGACCATAAATTGAATTCGATATTTAAAACATCATAAAATAAGTTGTACAAGATTTTCTGAATGTCTTCATCGCTACTTCTAATTTGAAGTACTTCACCTTGATCATTCTTTAAAGTACACTCGTCAGCAATAATATCAAGAGCAGAAGCAATAATTGCATCTGTATCCATTGTATCATAGTCACCATATAAATAAGTTCTATAATACTGATAGTTTAGATTGAATTGGGTTGCTAAAAGAGAAGTAGAAGCAGGATTAGTATAAAGTCTACCAAATCTGTCTACGATGCTGTTTGTGGCAAATTCCCCTGAGGATTGGATTCTATCAGGGTCGATAACCTTAAGTTGATCGCCTCCTTCACTACGGATAATTACATCAGTAGAAAAGAGTCTTTTTAATCTTGTAAAAATATCAGTTTGTGCCATATCGTATAAATATTACAGTAGCCATTTTATATCTTCCATTTGGCCACCTATCTTCTGTATATAAGGGTTTTGTAATCTTGTACCAGGAACCATTTGATTTTGGTCTCTTTTTTGGATATTATTAATAGCATTTCTAGCCATATCCATATTATGTTGTTGGAATCTTAATGAGGTATCTCTTAAGAACATTCCAATTCCAAAAGGCATAACTAAATCATCATTATATCCTGTTTGTGCTTCGGGACGTCCACTTTTCCAAACAAACACTTTCATTTCTTCTAATAAACGCTTAGAACGAATTGTAACACTTTTATCGCCTACAAATTCTCTAAATTTGTTTACAACTAATGGTCTTGTTCTCATTGACATTGTAAAACCGGGAGTCATACTTGAATGATTTTCAAATGTTTTAAGATAAGCTTCAGCTGTAAGTTGGTCTGATTTGGGGCTGTGATATAGGTTTGGGTAATTTCTTTCCATTACTGCTTCGATAGTTGCCCATCCAATAGATGCATTTTCGATTACTAACAAAGCATTATTGTATTCGGTAGCAATAGATACAAGTAGATAACCAAATTCTTTTGTTGGTAATTGGCTTTTATATTCTGCTACTTGAGTATTTGTTTCAACGTCAATTACGTGAAAAGCAGAAAAATCTCGACCATCGCCTCTAGCTACGTCAGCTACAACCATATAATCTCTTGAATAATCTGCAGGTTCCCAAACCCATAAATTTTTATCTACACCTCTTCTTTCAATTGGATCTTGAATTGTAGTAGCTGCAATGAAATCTAACCATTCAGAATAAAATACAACATCACCAGAAGTATTGAAATCACAATCACATTCTTGTGCTGCTAATCGAGGATCACCTAAAAGATCATCTTGTCGTTTTCGCCAATCTTCATTCCTCTCTGGGTGGACATACCAAGGTAATTTGATAGGTAAGAAGTCGTTCTCTTTCGATTCTGCTCTCACCCAAGTCTGATGGAACCAGTTTCCAGTTCCGTATGGTGTTGAAAGTACTATTGCTCCACCACCTGTTGCAAGTGTTTGTTGTGCTGATGCCCATATTTCTCCAATTCCTTCAATAAAAGCTGCTTCATCCACCAATAGCAAAGAAACTGCTTCTGATCGACCTGCATCACTTGATGCTGAAGTTGCCTTAATTTGAGATCCATTATTTAAACGTAACGATAGTTTGTTATTTTCATCTGCTGGTATTTTTAGCCAGGAAGGTAAGTTATCAAACATAAACTTAACCTTTGTAACCATATTACGAGCAGTTTCCTGTTTTGTTGCTATACACAAAACGTTTTTATCTTTATGAAATAACATTAACCATAAAGCATACCCACCACCTAGAGTTGAAATGCCTAGCTGACGGGATTTAAGTACTACTGAGTATGGGTTATCTCTAAATAAATGCAGTACTTTTTCTTGGAAAGGATATAGATTGAATAATATTCTACCTCTTTGAGGGTGTTGAATATAGCAGTATTTTTTCATAAAGTGGGCTGGGTCGGTAGCGCACTTTATATACTCTTGTTGGATTAACTGTCTTAAATTATTATCGCTCATTTACCTAATTTCCAAAATAAACGAGCAGAGATAATAGGAACTAAATCTTGATTAATCCCAACACCTAATCCAAATGCTTTATTCTTTTTATCTTTATACACCATTTCTCCTCCAAAATAGTTAATTTGATCAGCATTTCCTGCCATTCCCAAACCAACATAAAGTTCACGTTTATTTAAAATAATAGTTTCTTTAATAGTTTTTCTTGGGTAAGTAAAATTGTACGCAATTTTTCTACCTAAGATTTGGTTTTGGGATACTGTATCAGTGATCGTTAAGTCTAGACTATCTAATACTTGTGTATCCTCGTATGTTCTGATAGCGTAGTAGTCTGCTAAAATAGCAGAGGTGTCCACAGGCGCCTGGAAAGTGTCAATATCAACCTTAGTTAAGTACTTAATTTTAGGTACGTAAACAGGGTATTCTTTTTCAATTGTAATGTATTCAACTACAGTATCTCTAATAATCTGAGGTTCAGTAGGTGTAACCGGACCTGAACATTGTCTCAGTAGTAATATAATAGCTACAAGAGTAACTATAATAATACTTTGAAATGACAATTTAAAATTTTTCATTAATATATTAAGTGTTTCTTTATAAATATTACAAAGAAAGCGCCTCTTTTACCTGTTGTATGCGTTCTTCTGTGGTGCCTTTTATATAGTATAAGTTTTTAATCCTCCACTTATTACTTTCAAGCTGATGATTGATAATAAAATCGATAAGATTTCTATATTCAATATCAGTTTCACGAACACCATTATCTTCCATATCAACCCCTTCAGGAGACACATAAAATAGATAATCGTATTCTGGGATTAAACGTAAAGCTAATTGTCTAAAATCATCAAACTCGTGATATTTAATAGATTTAGCAGCACGTGTAAAAGCAAGCACATCAACAATAGTTCTATCTGTAATAATGTTTTCACACATTAACTCACTTGCTCGTTCAGCTAAGAATACAATCTGTCCTTTGATAGTAGAATCAGTATTAAGAGGGATTCCTAAATCGCTCAAATATTTTGAACGTTCTGTTCTAAATGTATAATCTTTAAATTCTGGTAGTTCTTTTAATGCATTTACAAGTGTAGTTTTGCCTACACTCATCGTACCACATAATCCTATTTTCATTCTTGTGACGCTCCTGGTTTTACTCTATAACTATCTGAATCGTAATGTGTTGTTGATACCTCAAATATAGTGGCTCCTTCTGTAAGAGCCAACATTTGGTGAGGTTGTCCTGGCATTAAGTGGATACAATCCCCTTCACGTACTGTACGAGAATGTTCAATAGCAGTTTCTGTATTGATATATTTGTAAAGAAATTCACCTTTAGAGATATACCAGGCTTCATCTTTTAATAGATGATAGTGCATTGAAAATTGTTTATCTTTTTCAAATACTAACAATTTACCGCAGTAAAGATCATTGTTGATAATCCAAAGTTCATAACCCCAAGCTTTTTCAACTTTTTGACCTTCATATACTTGGGCTTCTAATGTAAGTTCTCTCATATTAAAATCTTGTTGTTCCTCTCATTGAGGGATTTTTATACCAAGGTAAACCTTCTCTATCTTTACGAGACATACTCCAATCAGCGTATTCCATTTGTCTACCATACAAATAATATGCTTTTTTCAAATTTGTCTCTTCACCTTCAATAGGTTCAATTGCGGGGCCATCCCAATTGTGGTAGATCCAAGATGAAGAACCTGATTCTCTAAAGAAATGGTGTAAAGCACCATTTGATTTCATTGTTTTTGTTTCGTATAACTTACTCATATATTTCGAAAAATTCTGGATATTCAATTAATTCTAAGATGTGTTCAGCA